TATCCAAACGCGCTAAAGTTCGTAGTATTGCCCTCCTTAAACAGAACCGGCTGCTCTTGATTCACATAGGTCGGAGTTGGCAGCGAGACATCAGTTGGATTGGAGTAGATGCCAGTCATCGTGAAACTGATGACAGGGATCTGCCCTACCTCACCAGTAATTTCAAAAGTCCCACGGCAGCCAGTGACTTTGTGACGAATGCCGTCTTGGTGGTAATAGATCGTGCAGCTCTCAAACCCTGTTGACTCTGGCGCATAGGTAACGCTTGTACTTAGCACCTCGGTCTCACTCATGCCGCAGCTCCGCAGCACTGGGCCATAGGCCGGCGCTGTGCCAGCTGTGCCGGAGCCGGCAAACTCAACCTCAAACGTCACCTCTACACGGGTTTGGCTTAAAAGCTGGTCAGATTGCCCGAGATATGGCCTGACAAGCTCGCGGCTGACTGTTTCTGACAGCAAAGGCTGTATCTCAAGATTGCGAACGAGAATCGCGTTTGATGATCCAGTCGGAGTTGGGTCAACGCCATAGCTAGTTTCGATCTTGGCGAGGATCGTGCGCCGGCGAGTTAAGACTGATGCCATGGGTGGCTACCACTGAGATGTGCAATGGGCGCCATGGCCCTTCTAGCAGTCATCGTAGCCAAACCGTTAAGTAGTCAAATCAGCCACCTGCGTGCGATAACGCACGACGTAGTCACAAGAAATCACTCCGGCAGGCTGGTCAGCTTCAACAAGCTCAAAATTCACCAGGCTTGGTTGGACGTCATAGGCAATGCCGCCAAGCGTCAGGTCTGTCATCAGCTTGGTGTGCATAGATGAGACAGTGGCATCAGCGAGCTGGTCAGGGATGTTGCCTCGAACGATCACGGCAATTCGCACGGTCAGGCTCCAGTCCAATTTGGGCAGACTTGTGTTCTGCTGCGCCTGATCAGTGATCGGCTCAATCACGATGGCTGGGCTTTCCTGCCGGGCCAAAGGTTCAACCCTGCTGCGATAGATACGTGTTCCCACTCCAGCAGTTCCGTTTAGCACGGTGCGGATAGCAGTTAAGACCTGCTCGCGCTTGGTCGTCATGCCTTCACCTCTATGGCGCTGATCCTTCCGCGATGAAACTGAATCGTTGTAGTGTCGCTTGTGTTTGACACGTACATTGCGACTTCATCGTTTGCATCAAGTTCAACCATCCAAAAGCAAAGCAGTTTTGCAATTTGGCCCGATGAGCCGGAAAACGCACGACATTCAGACTGATCGATGCCTACGCCATTTTTCGCGAGCTTGATTCCTAACGTGTGGTTGTTCCCTGCGTAGGCATCCATGCTGGCCTGCACCTGAAACAGCTTTGTCGCGCCGCTTGTATTTTTGATTGCAAAAGCATCGCTAGTGCCTAGAGAAGTCTGATAGCCGGTGCTGGTGTCATAGACAGCAGTCAATCCAGTGCTTTGGTAAACACCAGCACTGGCAATCGTGATTGTGCCTGTTGTTGTTTTGCTGGCCTGGCCACGAGCCAAAACACCTTCGATGTAGTAGCTGAGACTGCTCCATGCAAGCGTACCGTCTCCGACTTTGTATTTGCGGGTGTCGGTCTCGATCCCCATCTCACCAGCTAACAGGACTGGATTCTCTGAAGTCCAGTTCGCTGCTGTATCGCGACGCAGCTGTATTCGTGCAATGCTGCTCATGCTGCTCCGCCGTCGATCACGTTACCTTCAACGTAGCTAGTGCCTGCGCTGCCACCGTCTAAGCCAGGGTCAAGCTGTGCATTGCGAAGGTCGTCGATGACATCATCAACATCACCGCCATCGATTGCCGTGTTGGATTGCTGCAAAGTAGTTGCCACGCTGCGCATCAAACCGATCTGGCAGAACTGGCCATCATCAATCAATCGCGTTTCACGCACGGTGTAGGGCACGCCATTGACATTAACTTCACTGCCGTATTGCAAATCGCTGAAGTCTGCAGCCTTTGCCGTCAGTGTGTAATCAGTGCTCAGCACCTGATCACCGGCGATCATTTCCATCGGCATATCAAGGATGCCCAATGCAGAAACGGCGCCAGCTGTAACGCTGACGCCAAAGTCTGCCAAGAACGCATCAAGGTTCTCGGTCAGTGCCATCAGCCGTACTTCTTCAGGCCGAAACCGAAGCAAGTCACATTAGAGCTGGCTGTGCCAGTCTCAGCTGTGCAGCTAAGGCGGATGTAACGCTTGAGGTCGTTGCTGTTGAGGGTGATCACCTCTTTGTAAGCAGCATTGCCGATAGCAGTGAAGCTACCGCCAGTGGCCGCGGTATAGGTGATGTTGTCAGCAGACTCTTCAATGCGGAAGGTCAGATCAGCAGCAGCACCGGCAGCAGTACCGGACAGGATGATCTGAACATCTCCTTCATGCCCAGCCAAATCAACACCAGCTTGATCACCGACAGCGGTGATGGTGGTGGTGGCCAGAAGTGTGAAGTGCTGGAGCTTGTCCAGCGTTAGCTCATGCAGTGCCATTGGACTTAATACGACGTTTGCGTGGTTTGCGTTGAATAGGCTCAAGATCCTCGGTCGCCTCAACCTCTGCAGGTGCTATCGGTGTTGGTTCAGCCTTGCCACTGTTGATTAGCAGCCTGGCATCACGATCACTGACATCAACCAAATCACCAACCCTTGCAGGCTGGCCAGAAATTGAGGTTTGGCGCAGAATCAAGAGCCTCATGATCACAAGGTGTTGTTACCGCGGCAGAAGGATTCAGGATGACGAACAGCCACATCAACGTCCTGCATAGCAGTCACACGCACGCTTCCACTCTTGTCAAGAGAGTAAGGATTGACTCGGATGTCTAATGCACCCCACATGCCCATGATCATCTGATCCCAGACACCCATGAACACGTCGCCAGTCTCGACCTGATTCGAGCGAACAACGTTGTAGCCGTTGACAGTGTTGCCGGGTTCAAGGATGAACTGAGCGGTGTTGCTAGCCTTCTCTGTGGTCTTGAATCCACCATAGATAGTTGAGTTGGTCAGATAGGACATAGAGCCGATGTCTGCGTTGTCTGCAGCAATCTTGCTTTCCATGCTGACAATCTCGGGGTATGTCGGATTGTTAGCGTTGAAGTCCTCTGTGTTGATTCCGGTGACGAACTTAAGGCCCTCGGGCTGACTGCTGGAGCCGGTGCCGTATAGAGCAGCGCGGTCGATCTCAAGGGCGATCTTAGTGGCCAGCTCGTTGCGGACCATTTGCTCCACATCGATGCTTGACTGCAGCATCAGGCGACGGCTGAACACGGTGGCAGCAGCAAGAGTTTTGGCGACCAAAGCCACTTGATCGACGCTGGGCTGCGATTCTGTTACATCGCCTCCCTCAGCTAGCCAGTAAGTGTCAGCTGGGCCGGTCTGGCGGGGGATCGCAACAGGGCCTTGGAGCCCGGTCAGCATTGTGACTCCAAGAGAATCCAGTGCCAGCTGGTTGCGTAGCAGCTCGATGAAGCTGCCTGGGCGTGCATCGGTGAAGACCAGATCGCCAGCGCCGGAGGCAACGCCAACAGTCAGGTCACGCTGCAGCACGTCGTTAGGGGCCAGGATGCCACGCGGGGTGATGCCCATGCGTTGCGCAGTGGCTTCGCTTACCTCACGCTCGAAAGCAGCTGCCTCATGTGCAGCGCGATCGCCGGGCAGCATCTGTGCGCGAATAGCACGCACGAAGCTAAAACTACGTGATTCCTTTTCAGTCAAGCCGATGTCAGCAGAACCACCAGAGGCGATTGGCTGAGCAGAACGGGCAGGAGTGGCAGGAGCAGCAGGCTGGGCAGCAGGACGCTTAGCGATTTCGGACAGGACCGAGCGCATTGCATCAGATTCAGAGGCACCAGATTCGATCAGGCTTTGCGCCAAATCGTCGGCCTTGTGCTCACGGCAAAGAGAAGTAATGGTGGCGACGCGGGTGCGCTCATCGGCCGCAGCCTGAGCCCGCACGGCCTCCATGTCGATGGTGGAGGGATCCATTGGGTTTGTTTCGTTAGGGGTCGAGGGTGCGGCAGATGCCGCGGCAGCACGCGGAGGACCGGCGCTGCTGTTATGGCCGGCCTTGCGGCCTTGGCCAACGGTGTGATCAGCAGGGATGCTGACAGCTGACACTTCCATAGGTGTGAATTTAGTCACTACCGCAAAGCCTTCACGGCTGGAAGTGTCCAAAGGCTCGTCGATTGAATACATAAACGACACATTCCTGATAGTCCCGCTTTCCCAGTCTTTCCGGCGTTTATATTCTTCGCTGCCTTCGGTTCTGGTGTTAGGGCTCCATCGCGTGCGTACACGTCCGCGGCGATCGTCGCCCATCCATGCACGCTCTACCACTCCTAAAACAACTTCAGGGTTGTGGTTCCAAAGCCACGGCGCAGCGCCACTGTTCAGGCGCTGCATGTTCATTGCTTCAGGTTCGTGGCTGAGCACTTCTAGGCCAAAGTAACGCTCAACCGGCTGCTCTGAGCTGAAGGTGAACGTAACAACTTCAGGATCATCAGCGGCACGTGCAACCCCTGCGACTATTGCCGAGCGGTATAGAGGCTGTTGGTTTAATTCGCGCAGTTCCACTTCCTGCTCCTTTGATCTTGCTTTCATGCTATCGGCAACTTTACCTGAAATTATTGACTCAGAATCGTCTTCGTAATTTGCTGCAGTTCGTTCTTGTGCGGCCTTAATTGATGATGATTTGGCGTTGCTCCATCGTTGACCGGGATCGCCGCCCCATGCCGCCCATGCCACTCGGCCAGCTGATGGGTATCCATCTTCTCCGGGGGTAAAGCCTTCGCCTTGCTTGTCCACCTCATGCCGGGCAAACCATGCCGCCATCGTGATAACGGTATCCGGGCTTAGTTCATTGCCAGAAAGGATCTGACTGGCTCGACGTGCTGCCACCTCTGTGCCGCCTTGCTCTCCATCAGACTTCCAATCGCGATAACGCTGAGCCTCTTCCCTCATGCCCTCAGTCGGCATCAGGTTGATGTCGGTACCGTTCACGTTGGCCATCAGGCTGCTGTCTCCTCTTGATTAGGTGGCTGCTCAGGCGTCGCGTTGGTGGCGCCGGCCAACTGATCGTCTGCAGGGTTAGTGTCGAACTGCAGGCCCAGCTGCTCGGCCCGATCAACTTCTGCAGCACGTGCGGTTAGCAGGTCTTCAATATCGCCGCCACCTTCTGCCACCACTTCGGCTTGAGTCTTGAAGCCGGCTCTGACGGCCTTGCTATAGGCCTCAACCTCTTTGTTCGGGTCAACCCAGGCCCAGCCCCGTGGATACCAACGCACTGCCTCGTAACGCTCTGGCATGGCCTCATAGCCGGGCAGGTTTAGCTGTCCGACTCCAACAGCTGCAGCAAGCCAACGATCAAAGACAGGTTGCAGCAAGTGCTCGATAACGTAATCCTGCAGCATCCGCCAATGCTCGCGATCCTCCAGCAGGCTCAGCCTGCTGCTGCTGTAGTTGCTCTGACTGAAATCGCGGCTGATGGTTTCAAA